GATTTTAGGTAAGGTTAGATCTACCAGGGACGGAAGTCTCTGGCCCTTGATCCAGCATCTATAGTCTTCTAAATTTGTAGAAATATCGGGCATAGTTTTTCTTTCTTTTAGTTAGTAAGAGAAGCGAATCCACCAGTCGTGAACTCAAGAATGAATTCGAGACTCTCAATCGGTGTCGGGCTTCCTTCACCAATCCGGACCTTGTAGTGACCGTTCAGAATCTCGCTGTCGGGGTTTTCCTCATGGTCAAATCGAACATAATGTTCGAGTAGGTAGCCGGAGTTTTGCTGGTCGGCTAGCCAAAGGTTAATGTCATTAACAATCGCATCAATTTCTCTGCGGTTACCCGGTTTATCAATTTTCTCATCAAAGGTTGTGACCACCGTGTTACCAATGAAGTCCATCTGTCTGCGGTTCGGAATGAACCTGTCTTTCACATCTGTAGTCCCAGGAAACGATGCGGTGTTGCTACCCCAAATGACCAACCCGCGACGGGTGCTGCGTCCAGTCACTATCCCTAGAGAATTTAGGTAGTTGGCTTCTTTCTTGGACAAGAATACCGGGTTGTCATCCCCGTCGTACATCGCCTCTGCCAAGAGATCCTTGTTTGAAGCTGTCTCATACGGAACGCCTCCATTAGCCGCATCTAGCCGCGCAGATCTAAGAGCATAATCGACCGAAAAACGGAACCGCTTATTGCCCATCCCCAAGCGGAAGTAGCACAGAATTTGTCGATGCGAAGTGAGACCATTAGTTGTTTTCCAGGCTCCGGCATCTTGAAGCTTCTTAACAACAGAGAGATCAACATCGCCCACGACCATGCACCTATAACTGTCATCAAATAGCTCGGCCTTAGACACCAACGCCGTCAGGACGGGCGCATTCGAGCTAAAGGCCGGTGCCATTAGGTAACCAGCAACAATGTTAAATCGGGGATGAATTTCCTCGATTAATTCAATGCCGGTCTTTCTGCCATATTGGTCTACCCCACCAATTACGTCGTCAGCTGTGATGAGCGTCGAACCGATCCGAGAGTAACCAATCAAAAGACCGTCGGTGTCCTGCGGAATCGAGCCGCCAGGGAGAATGCTAATGACCATCTTCCCCTCGCCGTTGTATTCAAGGCTATAGTCTCGATCGAGAACATAGCGGTGCCCAGTATCAGGGACGACCCTAGGCGAAGCCTTCTCGTTCTTAGACACCCTCTCGGGTCTAGTCATTTTCGATTCATCGTCATCTATCTGAACAACAATCGAATCGAAAATGACCCCATCAAAGGGAAGGATAACTTTTTTGTCTTTAACAGCCAGCGGCATAATTCCCATGTGAAAAGCGTCTTTCATGGGATCGAACACGTTAATCAGAATGATCGGTGAAAACCGATATCGTTGGAATGCGGAGTAGATTAACTCGCACAGATCAAATCTGCCCCAATCGAGGGACCAACCCACCGTCGCTACTGCGTCCTGCAGGGTCAAAAATATCAGGGGCTTGTTAACAAGCTTTGTACCGCCGCGCACCAGATGGACCGGTGCAGAGCCGATTGCAACAGAAATGCCACTGTCCGCCGTGATGACGGGTTCAGCTCGTGTTGATACCTCGGACCAACTGGCGCCGTGTTTGTAGTTAGAAGATGCCATTTGATGAATGGCACCGTGTCAACTCGCTCGGCTAATCAGTCATCGTAAACCGTATCGGCGTGGGCGCTCTGTGGGGTTTCAATGCGCCACGTGGATGTGATGATGCCCACGAAGACTGGGAACGTGTCGTAATCCAAGGTCTGCCAATGATAGGGCATGGCGAGCGGAAAAGCGTTTGCAAGGATTCTGTACCTGAAAAATCGGCGAGTGATCGAGTCGATGACGTTGAGGGCGTCTTGGTGACCTTGCATGTTGGGTGAACTGTCATGGGCTCCAACCAACAGTCGGACCTGGGCCGTGCCATCTTCCCATGTGTGTTCGGCCCCGCTCGCTTGGACAATCACCGACGGGTAGTTAGTCACACGTTCAGCATCGATATCACCTGCACCATCGCGCGGGATGAAGCCAGGGTAGACTTTAACCGGCACTAGGTCTCCGTGCGAGTTTTTGAGTCGATAGTCTCTGACCGCTTCTTTGACTGCCTCCACAACGGCTGACTGCAATGAGAAGAGACCGTACATCACCTAACCTTCAAAAGGCGTTCTACCTCGTGATCTAGAGTTTTCAAAAACATGTTGTCGATCGCCTTTTGACTGGGGGGTGCGACCTCTTTGTGGGCAGCCATAGTTGCGGCAGAAGGGGATTTAAGCTCACGGATCTTTTCTCTATTCTTTTTCGCCATCTTGGTCCCCTTGACGCGCTCATAAACGCCGATGTGACCGTGATCGGGCATCTTCTGCACGAAAGCATGAAAAAGCTTTTTCGGAGGCTTCGTTAGAACAGCAACGCTCAACGACTTAGGCCGCTTCTTAACCTCACCTTTCTTAGTTTTCCCTGCCCAGACCAGTGTTCTAGGGGAAACATAAAAGTCATACAGGTTGAGCGCTTCGCCCTCCACCTTTAACCGGCCCTTCAATTTGCTATATTCCCACTCCTCCTCAAGGTTCCCAGCGAGCGTTTTGTGCCTGTCCTTGGGTTTCTTGGTATTGTCCCTAATTCTATATCGTTTCCTAATATTTTCGGATAATTCCCTCTTCCCAGTTTTGAGCGCTCTCTTTCCCGCACGCTTAACAGCCTTTTCAATCCCTTCGGGGATGTGACTCAAGATCCGCTTGGCCTCCTTAATTCCTTGCTGTGTGACAGTAATCATGCTCTACCTCGCCCAAAGAGTGAAACTAATCGGGTCTTCCTTGATTTCGAAAACAGTCCTAACTTCCGATCCAATCTCAATTTTGTCACCGAACTTGACTGCTGGGCAGTCAGCACGCCGAACGCCGATTTGCCAAACTTTCACGACATCGTGACGGTGCTGGTCGATCGTGAAATGCTCTCGTGTAACTAACGTAGTGACTTTAACGCCGTTGATAAGCACAGCTTCCCCCGAGATATCTAGGAGCGCGTCAAAGCCCTCTGCAATTGCGTTTGTTAAATCGTTGGCCATGCCAAAAGGGGCGGGTATCACCCCGCCCCTGGTGTTCTTAATTCTAGATTAAGTGGCGACGCATCAGGATTTCTTAGTTTCCGGCTTAGCTGCATCATCAGGCAAACGAGCGCTTTCGGGTTTCCTAGCCTCCGACTTAGCAGTGTCCGTCAGACGAACGAGCGCCCTCGGGTTGCCAACCTGGTAACCGTACACGGCCTCAATGACGGCGTTTCGGGTTCCAGTGTCATTGCTGTACCATTCACGATAGCCAAACGTCAGACCGGTTTCAGGATCGGAGACGGGCATGGCTTGGTGATACAGGTTTCCGGGTTGCGGCTGTAGATAACGCATCGCAACTAACATTGCGTCCGGTTTAACTGCGATTCCGTAGGGGATGTTCGCGGGTAGGACAATACTCTTGTAGATCTTATCGAACGTGTCCACCGACGGCACATCACCCTTGCGGATGACCTCGGACCCACCGTAGTTCAGCGCACTCTTCAACGCTGGATCTTTTCGCAACGTGGCATGAATAGCGGAATTAACAATCAACGCTCTGTTAAGCTCGGACCAAGACAACGCATCAACGACGGACGACAAGTCAATGATCTCGTCGACACCGAAAATCGGCTTTCCGTTGTCTTCCTTTTTCAGACCGAACGTCTGTGCAAATGTGTTAGAAACTACCTGCGAAAGAATGTCCTGAAATACTGCTTTCGCCAGCGCGAAACCTTTCTGCCGAGCAAAAGTTTCAAGCTCGATTTGTGGTTGTTCGGCAATTTCTTTGTCAGTCAGACTCCAAGAAACGAATTTGTGCTTATTCAAGCTCACCTCGATACCCTCAGCTTGAGCGCCTTGGATGAGGTAGATGCCCTCAAAATCGGCGGCTGCGGCTGCGGCGTCGACAAATTTGACACGCACCTTATCACCGCGTTCTTGCGGAAGCGGAGAAGCATTAATTGCGAAAGCGCGAATTGCTTGCAAGGTTGCGATGTATTCTTCTAGAGCAATGTCCAGAAGAATCGTGTGTTTTAAATTTGTAAAAAGGTTAGGCATAAAATTCTCTTAAGTTAGATCATCAAATTAACTCTGAGACCAAATCTCCGATCGGTGCTGTCTTAGAAATTCTCTGCGTTTGGCAACGTCAGTGATTTTATTAAATTGCTCAGACAGATCCTCTTTGGTGGCTTGCGTTTCCTCAGCAGGAGCTTCCGACGCTGGGACGCCCATCGCTGCGAGCTTACGTTGAGCAAGGATGTCGGTCTTCACCATCTCGGCTCGGAGTGCTTCAAGAGCCTCAGTGGTGGCAAAGGGTTTCAGCTCTTCCTTTGTGGCTAACTGTTTCAATTCCTCTTTGAACGCGACACCGGAAATCAAAGTTTCAAGTTCTTTAATTCGGCTCGCGAACGTTTCTAATCGCGTCGAAAGGTCAGTGACTAACTTTTCTGCGAAGCTCGTTTTTTCGCCTTCCGGCATCGCTTCTTTGTTCATATGTTTATTTCTCTTGTCAACTTCAGTGTCGATGATCGAAAAAAGTCCGTTGGCATTCGCTGCGGGGGTGTCGACGATATCAGCGCTGTAGATCTCGACGCACCGCGCACACTTCAAGCCGTTGACCTCCTCAATCTCGCAGGAAAATGAAATAGAAAGGCCGAATAGGTCAGGAATGGTTTCTGCCATTTCGACGACCTGCGAAAACCATTGCGAGCTTTTCAGCAAATGAAGGTCAGCTCTGAGTTGCGAGCCATCGATCCGGAAGTTTTGCAGGACACCCACGATATCTTTGGCGTCGGTGCCATGCTCCATTTTGACTTTCAGTCCACCTGGATATGACTCAGCAGACTCTTTGACTGTGCGCAGTGTTTTGGCGTCAACCACCTTGTCATGTGTTTTAGCCAGACCTTCGGTAATGACAGAGACACCAAAAATTACGCCGGATTTCCGATCGATGCGCTCTGATTTAATAGTTGTAGCTAACTCGGCTTTCATGCTGCCCTTTCTCCGATGTCAATCTCGTTGGCATTCGGCGTGAGCAACTGCATATCGAGGGGGGTGATTTCTACTCCCATCAATTCGCTAACTTCTACCGCGGCTAGTTTACGTTTCGCGGCTTCCATCGCCCGATTGTAATAATGCTGGTCGATGTCTAGGCCTTGTTCTTCAAGGATGTCGCCCAAGTTGGTTAGGCCGGCTTTGTAGTCCTCTCGGTCCTGATGTTTGTCGCGTCCGTAATCGACTGTCATTCGGGGCGGCATGGTGAATCCCCATCGGTTCCAATCAGCGGATTGCGGCAAGATGCCGATTTCGATTGCACAAGCGATGGCGAAAGAAACCTGCGTGACAGCACGTGGTAACAACAATGATTGCCGATCGCCAACTGAGTGCATAGCTTGCGACAGAACCAGACGATTTGTGGTACCGGTTAACCCTTCCGCTTTCCACGCTAACTCGTAGGGCCACGGCACACCTGAACACGCATTGCGTATGAGCCGATCCATGAATGATTCCCAGGTACCACCAGGGCGATCGTTTTTGAGAGACTCCAACTTTCCGCCACTGTTAGACCGAAAATAACGCACCATCCCGCCAAATAAGTTTTTGGTCAGGATGTCTTGATTCGCCGCATTAGTCAGTTCGGGGTCCACCGCACGCTGGACCATCTGCGCATAATCTTCCGGCGTGCCGCTGTCATTCCACTCAAGCAACCCAATGGCACTCGCGATCATCGCCGCTTGTTTTTCGAAGCCTTGCGTGTGCATTAGGTCAAGCAGATCGTTGATAGCATGAGTCAATACTGGAAGCCCTCGACACTGGTCACCCGTGTCCGGGTTGTAGATCAACATCAACTGGCCACGTGGGTAATCTCGGTCTTCACTTCCATCGTCCGCTGTTCCCAGCACACGGTAAGCGACCGGTGAGCCGCGCCGGTCGGTAATGACACCGCTCTTAATTTGGCAGCCGGCGTATGGACCGCTCTGAATGTTAATTCCGCCGTATTTTCCATATCCACGATTACCAATTCGATGAGCTAGAATCCGCTGTAATTGTGGATAACCGTCCTCAGCTCGTGTTAACACAACGCCAATGTCTCCATCTCGATCGATCATCAGAGAGTCGTTGTGAAGAGCAGTGCCAAAATCATAGTCACTGCCACGGATGTCGCAGTTTTTGAACCATTCGTCAGTTAACCAATCCTTCGCCTTTTCACCCCACTTGGTATTCTCACCCTGAAATTTTGGAATCCAGGCATTCCCAATGGCATAGTCGGTTCGCTGCAAAATGGGAGCACGAGCCGGCCCAAGATTGTGATAGAGCTTTCGAGAAGCCGAAATAATGCGACTCCGGTCATAGTCGGTGACCAGCTGGGGGAAATCCACCATTTGCAGTGGAACATAAGGACGCGAATCGCTGATGTTCGCTGCGTCAATGAGTCGGTATTGACTCAGGTTAGTCCTTTCCCGCATCCTCGCTCTTTTCAGGAAGTCCTCCTTGTAATTCATTGAATGACTCCTCTAAAAGTCGCTCGCGCTGTGTTGGTTGGGTAAGTTTTGAGATATCTCTGAACCTCTTCAACTGTGTATGAGGTTAGAAACCAGAGTGCTTTTTCGGCCACCTGCATCAGCTCTGTGGTCGGATTCGAAAAGCGGTCGCCAGGCAGCATGTACGAAACAAGTTTCCCATCCATGTTAGCAGATGTGAGGATTTTGCCGTTGTTTTTGAGGTAGGCGTTGACATTCCCAGAAGCGAGATCAATTAACGCCTCGATGTTATCCAATCCGAATCGGACTAGCGCTCTAAAGAGCCATTCATTCGAATTAGACTGTCCGCCGTTCACTCACTCACTGGGAGTGTCAACGCGGGTAGAGTCGCTCTCCTCGACCCTCAGCAGCTTCATCATCAATGACCACGCAACCTGCATGCACTCGCAGTCCCAAAGATGGTTGGCCCGATGCCTAATCTGCTCCCAGCGTCGCGTCGTTTCGCCGGTAGTCCGGTTAAAGACTTCCTTCTTTCGTTCTGAAGTCATGTGTGCTGCATAGACGCCTATCACGTCCCTAGGGATTTCGAACGGCACAAGAGTTCCAGCCCAAAGCTTAGCCAGAATGTCTTTCACTCGGTCATTCGACCAGTAAACGACGCTGGTTTGCATTTCGCTCAACCGGACCCGGTTTATGGGCGAATAGAAATGTCGGAATTGTTGCCTACCCTGGCGATGCACCCATTCTTTGCGCTGATCGCCCATCATAGCTAAGTAGCCGTTTTTTGCGCAAAAGGCATAGACACCGGAAGTGTCGTACCCGGCGTCGATCATTGTGCACAACGGGGGCGTTTGGTATTGTTTTTGCAGTTCTATAATCTGCGACCATTCACGCACCGTCCCCGCGTTCAACAGCATCGAACTACCGTCCGATCGATGTGCCCGCACCACATACCAATAATGATCCTTTTGTTTATCAACCGTCAGCGCACGTAGCACTTCACCATCTATCTTTTCGCCGTTTCTAAATTGTTCCACCGAATAACCCGAAGCCTGAACCACAATTGCTGGCGATTCGTCGTCGTCGCTCCACGGTTTAGCTTTTCGTTTCTGTTCGTAGATTCGTAATGGGACGCCATTGCCAGCTTGATTCGCCTCAACCGCTCGCATTCGTTCGACTAACAGCTTGCCCCACGGCACCCACCAGATGGCAAATGCGTGGCAGTGGAAACCAATTCGGTGCGGTTCTGGATTCGACTCTACGGGCCGATAGGACCCGGATGCTGACAGTTTTCGGCGATTGTCCTGCGTATCCGCAAACTCGGTCTCACACTTCGGGCAGCGCATTCTTGCCGAGTTATAGAGTCGAGTCCAGTTCCACTGGTTTTCCTCGTTCCTGGCTGCCAAATCATATTTCAAATGCTCGTCATCGTAAGGGTTCCATGCGCCACATTCCGGGCACGCCCAGCCGTATTCATGTTTCAGGGTCGTTTCGTGCAGTGTGTCATGCTCATCTTCGATGATCCCGGCTTGTCCCACCGCAAAAACCACTGCATTACCCCGATCGTGTGTGCGACCAAAGGCTTCGCGTGCCATGCCTGGTTTGAAGAGCCAGACTTCATCGAGGAGCACGTAGCGCATCGACTTAGATTGCAGCGTGTTTAAATTCGCCCCTCCTATGTAAAGAGGCATATGTGGAAACAAAATCGAAGCCGCCCGCACCTCGCTGCGCTTACGAGGCATTAAAACGGATGTCGTTGGCATCGCCCTTAACATCGGCATGAACCGACTATCTGCCCATGCTCTCACATCGTCGTCTGACTGACCAACAATGAGCGTGCCGCCTGAATCGACGCCCACAATGTAAGACGCAGCCACCTCGATCATTGTTGACTTGCCGAATCCAACGGGTCCCATCATGCTCACTACACGCCATTTCCCGGAGCCGAAGGCTTGTAGCGGCTCGTTGAGCCAGGGTGCAAGATTACGACGAAAAACTGGACTGCGATCTGAGTGCGGAAACATGACGTGTTTCTCCGCCCAGTCCAAAATCTCCTCCTTGACACCTCCGCTCGCCAGCGCTTCAACATGTCGAAGCAATGCACGCCGTTGCGCTCTATTCGGCCTCTTCAGCGCACATGACATATTCGGCTGCCGACTCCCTAATTTTCGCTAGCAGACGCTCTGTAATCGCTGACAGAAGCACCTTCTCAGCATCATCCCTCGCTTGGTCCACCAGCTTGCGAAGCTCAACCAGGATTGGTGTCAATGTTTTTGTGATCATCACCTTCGTTTCGTCCACAATGATTAGCTCCCCGCGCTTTTGCTGCAAGCGCATCACTCGAATCTCAGCATCCGACAGCGCTTTGACCGCGTTAATGTGATCGCGCTGCAACTGCCGAAGCTCCGCTGAGTACCCGTCTGCTGCTGCTTTTTGAACGGCTACCCCAAGGCTCTTCTCAATTTGCCTCAACCGCTCGATCGATTCCTCTAACGTCTCGCCATCAGCGTCCACCAAGGGCACCTGTAACTGAAACTCAACGCTTTGGTTGCCTGTCTTGTTGCCTCCTTTAGTTGCCTCCTTGGTTGCCCCCCTAGTTGCCTGTTTAGTTGCCCCCTGGTTGCCGGTCCGGATACCCGCATGAGGACAGTGCGCGGCTTGCCATTCTTTCGCTGCTTTCACGCTGGTCGTGGGCATCCCCTTCTGCACCAATTTCCCCACGTATTGCCGAGAGAAACCCAGCTTTTCCGCCAGCTTTGAATGAGTGAGCTTCACATGGCTTGTGGGCTAGTCAACGGCGGGTTCTGGCATGCTTTGGGAGAGAACAAATTTAGGACATTTAGACATTTAGGGGAGGCAATGCAACTAGTTGAATGTTTACTTTTGCAGGGGGATTCAGCGCGCTCAGGCGACCATGTCCTTTTCCCCTTTCAAAGAAGACTCCTTACCTGGGGGTATCATTTTATGGTATTTATAATTCCGGGCGTTTTGGCGGATGATTTTCGACACGCGCCTATCCGTTCCGTCAAAGACAAGCATACCCATTTTAGCCTCTTCAAGGGCCGTAAACAGATCGCCCCCAAGCTGAAAACTCTCCTCGACCAAGTAAACAACATGCGTGTTCGGGTCCGCCCATCGGTTGACTTCGAAAAGCCGTTTGGCCGCGGCGAGTTCTTCTTGGTAGTACAGCAAAAGCGG